AGACCCGTCTGCACCAGAGGCATTTGTTGAAGGCGTCATGGAAGGAAAAGAATGGGTTTGGGAAAATGGAATAATTAAGGAACGTGAAATTGAAATATATAGAAATGAAATAACAAAAGCAAAAAGGAAGAATTTGGAAGAAACAAAACTAGCATTGTTCAAATCCTTTATGTCAAAATTATAGGATTTATAAATATGTTAGAATAAGCTTTGGAATTTTCCATTCTTTTTAAGGAGATGGACATAATGTCAACCGAACAACAGATTATAGAAGAGTCCTTGGTAGACGAAGAAATTGACCAGATTGCAAATGAAATTGCAGCAGAGCTAGAGTCGGAACTATCCGAGGCACAGCCCGCTGCTGGCAATCCTGCTCCTGCCGATGCTTCACCAAGTAAGCCCGGTGGTGGTGGTACTGGTGATGCTCCTGAACAAAAGCAGGTAGGTAAAACCAAGGAATTGAAGGGCAATAAACTATCCAAGAAGAAGGTCAAGGCTGATGTCAAGACTAAGGGCCAGGGCGATGATCCTTCTGAAATAGAAGTTTATGAGGAAGATGAAGCCGACGAAACCGAAAATCAGGTTGTCGAGCAAGAACTTCCCGAAACCAAGCAAGAGATGATTCGTTCAATCTTTGAAACTCTCAAGAATACCGACCAAGATAAATTGGCTGGTACATATTCCAAGTTAATGGCAACCATTCTTGGTGAATCTTCTGAGGATGAGAATGAAGAGGAGTCTATTGAGCCTGTTGCATATGAGCGTACAGTCATTACCAGTGAAGACATTGACATTGCCGAAGACCTAAATGCTATCTTTGGAAATCACTCTGATGACTTGTCAGAAGAGTTCAAGACACAAATCCAAACTGTTTTTGAAGCTGCTGTTGTATCAAAGATCAATTCTGAACTCGAAACATTGGAAGAGTCGTTTACTGCCAAGCTAAATAATTCTACAAATGAAATCATCAACGAAGTAACTGAAAAGGTAGACAGCTATCTTTCGTATGTTGTCGAGCAATGGATGAATGACAACGAACTTGCAATTGAGCGTGGAATCAAGGCAGAGATTACCGAAGAATTCATTGGTGGACTCAAGCAACTCTTTGAAGACCACTATATTGACGTTCCTGAAGAGAAGGTCGATGTTGTTGACAGTCTTGCTGATCGTGTCGAAGAACTTGAAGGCAAGCTCAATGAAGCAGTAGAGAGTAATATCGAACTTTCCTCACAGGTCAAGTCTTTCCAGAAGGATGAGATTCTTGGTGAATTGTCTGACGAACTAACAGACATTGAATCCGAGAAGCTAAAGAGTCTTTCTGAAGGCGTAGGCTTTGAAGACTCTGACCAATACAAGCAAGCTCTTGGAACAATCAAGGAAAACTATTTTCCACGAACAACTCAAGGAAAGTCAGTTGACATTGATGAAGAGTCTGAAGTTTCTGAAGAGGGAGTTGTAAACGAAAAGCCTCGCAACACACAAATGCAAGGTTATATTGATGTAATTGGGAGAACTGTTACTGAGTAGAAAATTGATATTTTATAAATAAGAGTTAGGATACTGTTGAATTTTATATATTCAACAAACAAATTTTCAAGGAGAAAAACACATGTTGAATGAAGAACTAGTTCAAAAATGGCAGCCCGTTCTTGATCACTCGGATCTTCCCGAAATTAAGAATCATTACCGAAAGGTTGTGACTGCACACATGCTTGAGCAGCAGGAAAATGCTCTCAGGGAGCAGGCATCGGTTACGGGTGCTGGATCTGCCAGTCTCCTTGGTGAATCAGCCGTACCAACCACAATTGCTGGTGACGGCGGTATCACTTCTGGTAACGTACAGAATTTTGATCCCGTACTTATCAGTCTTGTGCGTCGTACTGCACCAAACCTAATCGCCTTTGACATCATGGGTGTTCAGCCAATGAGCGGACCAACTGGTCTGATCTTTGCGTTGCGACCAACTTATTCTACGGATGCACAGACATCAGGAAATGAGGGTGCAAACGCATTTTACAATGAAGCAAACACTGGCTTCTCTGCTGGCAAGGCAGGAAATCTTCCTGCATGGGCAGAAGGTTCCGCAAATGCTATGTTCCGTGAAGGCGAAACAGAAGAAGGTCTTGCAGACATTAAAGCTGGTGCTGCAACAGCAACTGCCGAGCTTTGGGGAACAACTGGTGATGTTATTCCATCCATGTCATTCAAGATTGACAAGACTTCGGTTACTGCTGTTACTCGCGCTCTCAAGGCAGAGTATTCAGTAGAACTTGCACAGGACTTGAAGGCAATTCATGGTCTTGATGCAGAAACCGAGCTTGCAAACATCCTTACGACTGAGATCAATGCAGAAATCAATCGTGAGATCGTTCGCTCAATCTATACGACATGCACAGGCGTTACTGGTATTGATGCTCGCGCATCACGTCCTACTGGTAACAGCGATTTTGGCCACCCCAGCCTTGGTGTTCTTGACGGTCGTTGGCTCGTCGAGCGTTTCAAGGCACTCGTCTACAAGGTAGAGACTGAAGCCAATGCAATCGCAAAGAATACCCGTCGAGGCAAGGGTAACTTCATCATCTGTTCTTCAGATGTTGCATCTGCCCTCGCAACTGCTGGCGTTCTTGACCCAACCCCTGCTCTTACAGTAGATGACACCGGGTCAACCTTTGCAGGCACAATCGGTTCTGGAATGAAGGTCTACATTGACCCCTATTCCTACACTGGAGATGACTTCATCGTTGTTGGTTACAAGGGAACCAGCCCATACGATGCGGGTATGTTCTACTGCCCATACGTTCCACTCCAGATGGTCCGTGCAATTGGTGAGGATAACTTCCAGCCAAAGATCGGATTCAAGACTCGATACGGTGTTGGCGTGAATCCATTCGCAACTGACTATGGCACGGCTGTAAGAGATATTGGCAAGAACAACCGATACTACAGAGGCTTTGGAATAACGTACCTTAACGGTGCAACTATCTAACACCAACGTTAGTATCATCTAAAAGAAATCAGGGAGTGTCCATCACGGATGCTCCCTGATTCTTTTTCGGCCTTTCCTAAATATATACAGGAGGAGAATTGAACAAATGGCAAAAACATATTCATCACAACCAGACAACATTAATTTCTTATCTCCTGTTGGATTCAAATTCAACATAGAATTCCTACCTCTGACAAATTACTTCTTGACATCTGCAAATCTCCCAGGGATTTCATTGGCAGAGGTCAATCAACCCACACCACTCATGCAAACTCAAGTTCCGGGCAATGATCTTGTATTTGATCCGTTGAATATAACTTTCCTTGTTGATGAAAATTTGAATAACTGGAGAGAACTTTACGATTGGTTATTTGGTCTTGGGTTTCCATCCGAGTATCCTGAATATAAAAACCAAAAATACAATAAGACAATATATTCAGATGCAACCCTAAGTATATTGAATTCCAATATGAATGTTAATTATAATATATTATTTAAGGACTTGTTTCCTACAAACCTGTCAGAGCTATCCTTTGATTCGGCTTCCACCGATGTTGAAGGAATGAAAGCAACGGCAACTTTCAGATATCTTACATATTCTTATGAAAAAGTATGATTTGCCCCTTGACAAGAAATCTGTAAATGGTATACTATACACAATTTCAGACGTGGGCGGACATCTGTTGGTTCGAGCAGTTGTTGTTATTTAATATAATATAAGGAGTATATTTAAATATGAATCTTATTGAAGTTACTCATATTGAAGACATCTATGAGATGTGGAACAAAGACAGCAAAATTGACACTTTGACGTTGGATGAAGAAAGCATTAAGACTCCTGCTCTGCATTCCAAGTATGTTCGTATGCTCGGTGACGAGAGACGACAACTAAAGCGAATGCTCTATACACACAAAGTTCTTGAAAAAGACAAGAGTGAATATTATCGAGGAGCGATGTGTGAGGAGGATTTGGCTGCGCGTGGATGGGAACCATTTGATGTAAGGATATTGAAAACCGACATTCCAAAGTATGTTGACGGGGACAAGGATGTCGTAAAGCATCTGATTCAAATCTCTGACCAGAACGAAAAGGTTGAGTTGTTGATTTCCATCTTGAAGACAATCAATAGCAGAAATTGGGATATCCGAAATGCAATCGAATGGCGCAAGTTTCTTGGTGGAGTCAACTAACAATGCCATCACCAGACAAGGTGATTGTCCATAAGAAGGATGATGTATATCTGTGGGTTAGTACCGAACCATACATTACTCGCGAACTATCTGATTATTTTACGTTTGACGTGCCATCTGCCAAGTTTCATCCATCATACAAGATGGGTGCCTGGGATGGAAAAATACGTCTTTTGAACTATAAAGACGGAACCATCTATGCAGGATTGGTGTCTCATATTAAAGCATTCTGTGAAGAAAGAGGATATCTTTTTGTACATGATGAGGAAGGCGATGAAAACTTCTCATTACACGAAGCCATTGAATTTATTGAATCATTGAACCTTCCATCCAAATACACTCCGCGCAATTATCAAGTAGACTCGTTTGTGACAGCAGTTCGCAAACGACGCATGTTGATCGAGTCACCCACTGGCTCTGGCAAGAGTCTGATTATTTACCTATTAATCAGACTGTACATGACAAAACACAAAAACAAGAATTTGATTATTGTTCCATCCACTTCGTTGGTGGCACAAATGAAGAAAGATTTTGGCGATTATGGATTGGATGTTTCTGCAATACATGAAATCATGTCCGGGCGAGACAAGCAAACCGACAAACCAATTGTAATATCAACGTGGCAGTCATTATTCAGAATGCCCAAAGGCTATTTTGACCAATTTGGAACAGTCATTGTGGATGAGTGTCATGGCGTGAAGGCCAAGTCCCTTACCAACATTCTTACCAAAATGGTCAACACACCACATCGGTTTGGTACAACAGGCACACTCGACGGGTCACTGACTAACAAACTGGTCATTGAAGGGCTATTGGGCAAGGCACGAAAAGACACCACCACCAAAAAGTTGATTGACGAGAAGATTTTGTCTGAATTCATGATAAAAGCCATTGTGCTAAAGCATCAAAAGAAAATTCCTTCGGATCTC